CGAGTCCTATCTTTGAGCTTACTTTGTTTAATTTGAAACCCCCCCCCTCAACAATATCACAATGTCCAGTCTTCCCAGACTGACTTTCGCACGCGGATTGCTTTTGGGCCTTGTTTTGCAATGGCTCTTGGTAGTAAGCGTCCTAATGTCGATACCCACTTCCCGTGGCTATATCATTGCATTGGTTTGTGTGTTTGCGGAGTCGGCATCTATTTTGGTGGCCGGCTCATACCGTCAATTGGAGAAGTTCTTGTTCTCCGAATACTTCGTAAGGAGATTTGCCTGGTTTCTGGTGACCTCAGTTTTGGCTGTTGTAAGTTTTCTTTTAATCTCGGTTGCACTCTTTTGCTTTAGGCAATTGAGATGGTTCCTCTTGGTTAGAAGATCATCGAAACCGTTGGCTGGTCAGTTCGCTCCCGCTGAGCTGTCCGGCTCCTTAAAGTATGATGTCCGGGGACCCTATGTTGTTATTACTTTGCCGACTGGCAAAGTGGCTCACGTTCGTGTCTCCTCCTCTGCGTGCCTCCACGGCCCTCCTGCGTCCTCCTCAATGGTTCTTGAGTCTGTTACAGATTCACCGTTGATTGTGCAAAGCACCCCACCTAGGGGTGTTGTTGCTTTAGTTGATGCTTCCTATAATGTCGTGGGTCTTGGCTCCAGAGTGAAGTTTGGAAAGGTTTCGTACCTCCTTACAGCTCGTCATGTCTTGTCCGCCCTGTCCGCTCGGTCAGAGGCGAAGTTAGTATTCGGATCACGGGAGGCGGTTTTCTCCAGGGAATGGAAACTCTTTGCACATAGCTCGTCTTCGGATTATGATTATGCGCTGGTAGAAGTCCCCGAATCCGTGTGGGCTGGGCTAGGTACCCAAGTCTTGAGCGTTGGCCATATGCCGCGTTCCTGTCACGGCCAGGTCTATGGCATGGTCGGTGGTGATTGGAACACGTCGTTTGGTACTGTCACCCCTTGTGGTGCCTTTGCTCGGATAAAGCACACAGCTTCAACTCTCCCCTCGTTTAGTGGTTCGCCCATAGTTTCGAAGGGAGTTGTTATCGGCATACACTGTGGTAACGACCCAATGGTTGGTAATTTCGGCACCGCGCTTTCATTAGTGATTGCGCGTCTTGAGTCGGATCAGCCAGCCTGGGCTTGGCAGGAGGTGGACCGGTTTGACGATGATCTTTTTGATCAGGGTGTCGCAGACGAAGGTGAGGCAGCTGATGTTGCTCATGTTGGTCGGCGGCGTGCTCGCGCTATGCGTACGTCCCGGTTTATCACTGTTGGCCCTCTCCGTCAGGAGGTCATTTCTCTCGGTTCACAATACCAACGTATTGTAATCTCTGGCTACAACCCCGTCTACTCTTCGTGGGCTGACGAGGTTGAGGATGATGAGTATGACGATATCGAGTTGGAGCATGGTCTCATCGGTTCGGATTTTCCCTTGGTGTCCCGGTCCCCCGTGCCGGTGACACCATCTCTTCCATTGCGGGGTACTCCTGGTCTGAAGGTGAGTCCTGGGAAGGTGGCGTCGAGCTTGCTGAGTGCGGTTCCGTCTCCTTCGCCGGTGGCGCTGGAAAGCCAAGTACCCCCCCCTCCCCCACTGCATACCAAGCCTTCCCTCGCCTCAGCGAGTACGTCTGGCCCAGACCTGGTGCCGCTTCCGAGCGAACCAGTCTTGTCTACCACTCGTCCCTGTTCCGAAAAGGCGAAGAGCCCTCGGCGGAAGCGCTCAAGGAAGCCGAAGACGGTCTCGTCTCCAGCTATCCCCACGCGGTCCCCCGAGAAGGTTTGAAGAACTTCGACCCGAATCTGTCTGATTTGGAGTTGATCTCGGTTCTTGATCTTCCTGGTATCGTTCGCATGAGTGTCAAAATGGACTCCTCTCCTGGAGTCCCTTATGTCAAGCTAGCGAAAGATAATTTCACTCTCTTCTCTTCCGATTCACATCGGATGTTGGTATTCTCTGCTGTAGTGCAACGACTCCGGTTAATCAATAGTTATTCTATTGACGAGCTGCGATCGTTTGGACCCCGGCAGATGGTTGAGTTAGGCTTGGTGGATCCCATAAAGATCTTCATCAAGAATGAGCCGCATAAGCTCGCTAAGGTCCAGGCTGGAAAGTTGAGGATCATCTCTAATGTCTCCATAGTAGATCAGCTCATTGAGCGAATCCTATGTGCCCGCCAGAATATGGCTGAGATCAGGAGATGGACTTCCATTCCGTCTAAGCCCGGCATGGGTCTGTCTGATGACGGACTCAAGGAGATTTATGCTGAGTTCCTCAACGCGTCTGCTGTTGGACCCTTGGCCGAGACTGATGTGTCAGGGTGGGATTGGAGTGTTAAGGCTTGGATGCTTGAGTCGGACGCACGTGTGCGTGCTAGGCTCGCCCATGCTGTTGGCACTCCCATGGAGAAGTTTCTTCTTTTCCGTGCTCACGCGTTGAGTTGGAAGGTGTTTGTACTGTCTGATGGATCTATGATCCTTCAACGAGTGCCTGGTATCCAGGCTTCCGGTTCTTACAACACTTCCTCCTCTAATTCGCGTATGAGAATCCTGCTGGCACGTCTTATCGGTGCACTATGGGCTATGGCTATGGGTGATGATGCGGTTGAGACCGCGATAGATGGAGCACAGGAGACTTATGGTCGAATGGGCTTTACTGTCAAAGATTACAAGATTTGTGGCGCAGACTCTTTTGAGTTTTGCTCGACACGTTTCGATGGATCTTGGATGGGTTCTCCCACTTCGTGGTTGAGGACAGTTTATCGCTATCTCTCGCATTCTCGGGCCTCTCATGCGACGAATCCGTCGTATAGAGTGCAACTTCTCCAGGACTTACGTCATCTGTCTGAGAAGTCTGAGGTCATCCGTCTCTGCGACTCCGTGGTTGCACAGGAGTCAAATGCAGACAATGAATAGAAAGCGTGTGAGGGCTTCGCGCCCCCCTTTCTTAAATGCACAGTCAACCCAGGGTATGGAATTGGTCCTTGCTAAGCGTCGTCCTCTAGTGGCGCTTCAGCAAGTTAAGGCTCCTACGCAAGGACAGCGTAGGAGGAAACGGAATCGTAACGGCGCGAGTGCTGCCGAAAATGTGTTTTCAGCGCCGTCATCGTATGGTAGCTCTTCTACTGGAGGAGTTCCACGATTTATGTCTGCCTCGAAGCGCGGGTGTGTTATTGTGTCTCATTCTGAGATACTCTCACCTGTGCTCGGCAGCAACGGATTTACTGCTGCACGTTTTGCGATGTACCCAGCCAACTTTACGTGGTTGAATGGGATAGCACAGAACTGGAGTAGATTTAGATGGCGAGCTCTGCGTGCAGAGTTTGTCACTTCCTCACCAACTAGTCAGGGTGGGACGGTGGGACTGGGTGTTTCTTATGATTCACTGCAGACCCTCCCCACCTCGCTGGATGATTTGAGGTCTATGTCCAACTCGTTCATCGCACCTGTCTGGGGTCAACCGGGCAGGATTTTCAATGTGGATTTTGACTGCACAGCTTGGTCCAAGCCGTGGTATTCTTACCTCCCCGGAGATGTGAATAACACTACTTCTCCATCGCTTGATGCTTACATCCCTGCGTACCTCAACTTCGGTTGTGTTACCCAGGTGAACGGTCAACCCATTGGAAATATCATTGTACATTATTCCATCGAGTTTGATAACCCGATCCCCTCTCGTGTTAATCTTGAAACCCTGGCGGCTCCGATCTTGAGATCCTTTGTAGATCTCTCGAAGCCTATGCCTCCTACTGACACGCAACGCCTCGTTGAGGCTGTCGCGCGGTTGAGTATGACTTTGGTTTCGAATAACAAGGAGGGTGTCCATCGCATCCAGTCCGCCACTGAGAAGTCGACGAACGCCATTACTGACGCTCTGTCCTCCTTAGAGGGTGCCCTTAATCCCCCGTCTGATGATGAGGATGAGGAGACGGATGTGAAGGTGGAAATAAAAGAAGAATGAGCTGTTAATCAGAAGGCAAGATGCACTGTAAATGCATGTCGGTCAGGTAGTCGGCCGTTACGTTAACTACCGGAGATCTGTCAGTCACTTACAAGACTGTCATGTTAGGCTACAGTAAAAGGTCAGTGTGTCACAAATAACGGAGTTGTTTTGTTTCTTCCACCCTGCTAAGAGGGTTTAAAGTCTTAGAGGCAACCTAGCTATCGTGTGGTCTAGGTGTTCCGGGCTCCACCCCAGTTGTTACTGTCGTTTGATTTAGACGTAACAACTGTCCCCGGTGCTTCACGGAGTGGCGTCTCCGCCCATCAGTCTATGAGAGACTAAATACCAACGGTTTGGCCGCGCTGGTCGGTGTGTCCTACTTGATGAGAATGAGATTCTTTCATTAGGGCCCGTCCC